GCGGGCGGGCGGGGGGGGGACAGACCGCCCCCGGAACCCGCCGATGCCCCAAAAGCGTTGGGCAACGGCGAGGTGGGCGGTCAGGTCGGCGGGTTTGAGGGTAACCGCGCCGTTGGCGGTTTTGAGTTTGAAGTGGGGTTTGGCCATATCAGTATCCTCGGGTTAAGGGGCTGCTGCGGCGGATTTTACGGCTGGCCACACGTACCGGGCCGGTGTTCAGTTCACGGCTGGCGTAGTGTGCCAAAACAAAGGCAATCGCCGCGTCGCCGTGGCGTTTTTTGCCGTCCGCCCCTTTGGTGCGGGTGTCGGGAATGCGCGGCACGCCTTTGACCAGTTCGAAGGCACGCAGGTCGGTCAGGATGTCTTCGTCGCGCGGGAGGTCGGTCAGCGTGCCGTCTTCGAGGGCGGCTTTGAACGGGGCAGTATGGGTGCGGTACCAGTTTTCGGACAGCATGACCGCCTCGCATACCTCCGCGCCGAATTCGTCGCGCATGGATTCGGCAATGGATTGGCCGTTGCCGCGCGCATCCAATGCCACGCCGCGTAGATTGGGCAGGCCGTGCAGCAGGTGCTTCATAATCTGCTCCTGCTGGGCGAAGGGCATATTGCCCAGTTCCAATACAAAGGGCGGCTTCAGGGCTAGGTTTGGCTGTTGTAACAAGGGGACGATAACGGTGCGGTCGCCGCTGCGGGCAAAGTCTTCGCCGACAAAGCTGGTGCGGGTTTTATCCAAACCGTCAAGCAGCGGTTGCAGGATGTTGGCCAGCCAGTCCGCCACTTCAGCCGCGCGGCGCGGCTCGGGTAAGAGGCCGAACTCATCACTTTGGTCGTATCTGATAACCGGCGTATAAGGACTCATACGGCTCTCAATCAAGGCTCGGTTGAGCCATTTACCGCCGCCGTTTTTGGGGATGCAGTCCAACTCTTCCGCCGCGTCTTCGCCGTAGCTGGCGCGGATTTCGGCAACCCACGCGGCTTCGCCTTCTGCTGTCCAATCTATGCCGCGCCGCAGGCAGATGCGTTTGTATAAGCCGTCTGCGAGCGCATCGTCAAAGGTAATGCGGTGCACGGTGTAGGGCTTTTTGCCTTCGCGGCAGTCGGTAATCAATTCGTTAAATGGGTTATCCACGCCGTCATGGGTGGAGATGATGTGCACCTGCCCGCCCCACATCAGCAACGCCATCGCGGCTTTAAGTAGCTCGGGCAAGTCGTCGTGGAAGGCGGCTTCGTCAATAATCACGCGCCCTTGTTTACCGCGCAGGTTGTTGGGACGGCTGGACAGCGCGGTGATGCGCCAGCCCGACGCGAAGCGAATCACAAACGCCAACACCGCCTGCTTGTCGTCGCCATCGGCAAATACTTCTTCCGTCTCTTCCACTTCATCTGCTGCCAAGCCGTAGAACTTCGCCCAGTTGCCGCAATCGTGGATAAATTCCAACGCCATGTCTTTGTTGTAGCCGATGTACCAAACGTTCATGCCGCTGGTTTGCGCCACCAGCAAGGCACTATCCGCCGCTTCGCCCCAGCTTAAACCGATACGGCGCGATTTTTCGCACACTTTCACATACGCGGGGTCGGCAATCCAGCGTTGCTGATAGGGCAGCAACACCATCGGCGTGCGGTTATCGTTGGGCGGATTATGGTTTTCAGGCTGCCTGAAATTGTTTTTTTCGGTCATACCGCAATCCCCAAAATCTGTTTGCGGATTTGCTCGGCGGTGTCGTGCGACAGCCCGCCTTTTTTTATCGCTTGCGCCACTTCATCGGCGGTGGCTTGGGCGCGGGCTTTGACTTTGCCTTGATACTCTTTCAGCCGCGTGCTGGCGGAAATCAGCCCCGCGATGCGTTTCGCGCCTTCGCTCATCAGGTCAAACCGCTCCATCGGCGGCAGCTCTTCATCGGGCAGCTCGCCGATTTGCACCAGCGCGTCAAATAGCTCGGTCTGCACCATTGCCATCAGGGCTTCGCTGCGGGTGTCGCCTTCGTCTGCCGCGCCTTCGGCAATCAGCCGCGCCGCTTCGGTGCTGGCTTTGATGCTGGCAAAACGCCGTTCCACCTTTTGCCCATAGCGGTGCACGGCGGAACGGCTGATTTCGTAGCCTTGCGCGGTCAGCCAGTCCGCCAGCGCGGTGTAGTTGGCAAAACCGTTTTCGGACAGCTTGCGCTCCAAGCTGTGGCGCACGGCTTCGGGCAAGGCATCTATGCTGCTGCGGCGTGCCATGTTAGCTCTCCCAGTATTTTGGCGGGCGGGCGATGCCTGCTTCGCAATCAATGGTGTACTCGGCGATGTCCACGCCTAGGCGTTTTAAATCTGCGAACCACATTCCGCTAGGCTGTTTAACCAGTTCCACCAGCCTGCGGTCGGCTAAATAATCCAGCTCGCGGCGCAGTTCCAGCGCGGTGGCATCGGGGTAGATGCCGCGCATCACGTCCAGCAGGAACACTTCGCTAGATGTGTAGGGGCGAGCTTTATTGAGTGTGTTGATGAGATGCCAGCGCATTCCTTCGCGGCGTGCTTTCTCGTTCATGATTTTTTCACGCTTTCTATTTTGTAAAGGTCGGTCAGGGTTTTGTGAATGCCGTCCATTTTGGCTTCCAGTACCGCTTGGTTGCGAATGTAGTCATCGCGCAGCACATATTCGCGCGGCAGCGTGGCTTTGAGCGCGGCGATTTCTTGGCGGATTTCGTCGCGCTCGCGGGCGGCTTCGCGGTTGGTGTCGGAAATGGTTTTGACCCAAAACCACAGCGCGGCGGTGAGCATACTGGTTAAGCCGCCGATTAAGGTTTCTACGTTGAGCGGGTTCATGGTGTGTCCTTTGCGTTCAGGCTGCCTTGCTGCTGCCGATACCAAGCCTGCCAGCCTGAAACCTGTGCGGCGAGTTTTTGGCAATACGCGCCATAGCGCACCGCGTGGTCTAGCAAATGTTGGGGCGAGCCGCTGGCAGGACGCTCTGGGCGTTCGTGTGTTGCCAACAGCTCGGTGGAAACAGGGGCGATTTCAGGCTGCCTAATCGGCATCGGTGTAGCCAAAGGCGCGGTTGTAGAGTTGCAGGCTGCGCTCGCCAATACCGTTATAAACAGTAGCGCCTTGGTTGTCTTGGTGCGTGGCATGGGGGATTTCCTTGTTCAGTTCGTGTTGCTGTTGGTCTAATTGGGCGCGGGTGGCAGCGAGTTGCTCGCCTTGCTGTTGCGCCCATTGCAGCGCGGCTTGTTTTTGAGCAAGTGCATCGGCGAGCGCGGCGGAATAGGCTTGCTGGGCTTTCAGTTGCTCATCGGCGTATTGGTTTTTCAGCAGCAGCGTTGCCGCATGGCACGCGCTTTGCGCCACGGCATAGCCTGCCCATGCCGATAACGCGCACGCCAACACCAAGCCCATGCAGGCAGCCTGAAACTTGTATTTATTCCAAATTTTCAGCATCGCCTTGCCCTTTTTTGATTTCCGCCACCTGCGGCACGGCGGCAATACCGCGTTTAATCAGCGCGTAGCCACCCACCATGCCGCCGTATGCCCACCATAGCCATTCGGGCGCGTTGGCGGTGTGGATAAATTTGTAGGTCATGCAGGCAGCGGTAATATTTGCCCACAGCTTGGTGTGGCTGATTTGCCCTGTGGCGGGATTGGCGATTAAGCCTGATAGCCATTTGAGCAGCTTCATTGGCGTTTCCCCCTGCGCTTGGCTCGTCGGGCGGCGGCTACTCCGCTATGGCGGTGTTTGCGTAGGGTTACGCTGCCGAGCGGGTGCGGTTGTGGGCGGCTGGGTTGTTTGAGTGTGATTTCAGGTGCAGGTGCGGCAAGACTTAATGCTGCCAACGCGCCGAGTACGATGGTGTAGCGTTTCATTTTCAGGCTGCCTCCTAGCGTTCGTTGCGCGAAACTTGCCCATTGCTGTCCAACAACGGCAACTCAAAGCGTTCAGGCTTGGGCGCGGATTTGCGTCCATCCGCCCAATCCAGCCACACATAGCCCGCCACGCGACTCATCGCAAACGGTTTAATGTTCACCGCATCGCCCTGATTGCCGCCCAGCACCATTAAATTGCCCAGCTTATCCTTGCCCACCACAAAGCCCACATGCCCGCCGCCCACGCGGTCAAAAACGACTACACAGCCATAAGCAGGTTTATCCAAGCGCGTGCCTGTGTTCAGCCAGTTTTTGGCGCGATACCAGTGCTGCGGCAAAGCACGTTTCGCTTCGCGCGCGCAGTGGGCAACAAATGTGCCGCACCACGGCGTTTCGTCGTCTTGCCACCATGCGTTTAGGCTAATCAGCCAGTTGCGAATTGTGCTGTTGTGTTCTTTGCCCGCGATTTCGCGCGTGCCGATTTCGCGGCGGGCGATGGCGAGCCATGCCAGTTCAGGCTGCTGTGTATTTGGTTTGGACATAAAAAATCCCTATAACGTTGGTTATCGTTATAGGGATTATCGGGTTTTGGGGGTTAAAGGGCTTTTAATGCGCTTTAAAAAAGGAACTGAATTATTCGGGTTTGGCGGTCAGCATCACACTGGGCTGATTTGTGCTGGCAACCTTGTAAGCAATACCGCCACGCACAAATTCGCGCGCATCTTTGCTGGTTGCCGCAAGGTTGATTTGCGCGGCAACATCTTTGGGCATCGTGGGGTCATCAGGCAAAGTGGCAGCAATGAGTGCGGCTGCACCTTTTACTAATTGTTGATTTTGTTTCGGATTTTTTTCAGGCTGCCATATCACGCGCACGATTTGAATTTTGTTGTCGCTATCGGTTTCAACCGCAAGCGTTAAACCATCTGCCAAATCGCGCAGCATATTTTTCCCACCGTTTGAATTGGGTGTAGGAAATGCACTTTCAGGAATTGTTAACCCTGTTTTGCTGGTTTTAAGCTGCTTGTTGGCAGCTTTGGCATAGCTGGAAAAATCCATATTTAACGTGGGTAGCGCAATGGGGGTGCTGGCGGCTTGTGTTGTTGCGCTGACAGCAACAGGTGCAGAAACGGCAGACGGTGCGGGATTTTCGCCGCCGCAGGCTGCCAAGCCCAAGCACAACAAAAATGCGTAATGTTTCATGGCTTATTTTCTCTTGTTAGGACAGTGTTTGCCGTTGCCACCTGCGTTGCAGTCGCAGGCTTTGCCATCTCCATCGCGGTCTAGGCTTTTCCAGCCTGTTTCGCCAGCGGCTTTTCGCGCTTCGTAGTATTTTTGCGCGGCGGCTTGGGTGGGAAAGTCTTTGCAGGTTTTTGCCCATGCGGGGGCGGTTAATGCCAACATCAGCGCGGGCAGGCAAAATAGTTTTGTGGTGGTTTTCATGGTTATTCTCTTCGGGCTAGTAAATATCTTTGGAAATGTTCACGACCTTGCCTACGATTTCCACATCATCAAATTCATCTAGGTTTAACTGAATTGGTGGGTAGGTTTTGTTGTCGCTTATTAACAGCAATTTGCCATCAGGCTGCGTTTGAATGCGCTTGACCCATAGCGTGTCGTTGTTGCGGATAATATAAATACTGCTGTCGCGCGGTACTTTTTTAGACATATCAACCAACAGCATATCGCCGTTATTGATGGTCGGTTCCATGCTGTCGCCCCGCGCGGTAACGATGCTCAAATTTCTGGCGTGTAAACCGCGTTGGTGCAGCCAATCGCGGCGGAACGCTTGATAAGCGCGTGGACTGGTTGTACCTTGCCCATCTATCCCCATCCCCGCCGATACAAGAACATCATAGTCAGGCACATAATCCAATTCATCCGAATATTTCTCATTGCTGGAACTATTCCAGTTTTGTACTTCGCCGCTGCCTAAAATAAGCCAGTTCGCGTCAATATCAAATTTTTCTATTATTTTCTGAAGCATATCAAATGGCGGACGTTGTTTTCCTTTCAGCACATCGTTTACGCGCGATGTTTTTTCACCAATTATTCCTGCAAATTCTGCGATGCTTAGGTTCTCTTGGCTTAAAAACTTCCGAATATTTCTAATAAAATTCAAATCCATAGGGAAATACTCCTAAATAATCAGGAAATATTCTTGCTTTGCTGGAAATATTCCTTTATTATTGCGCCAACATTTAAGCAAGATTGTTTAAATCTTTAATTTCTTGATTTTATCACGAAAGGTTCAGGAGATATTCCTTATGAAAGCAGAAAAAGTTAAAGCGGGGTTTCGTGAACGTGGCGAAACCATCAAATCTTGGTGCGAGGCAAACGGCTATGACCCGACTTATGTTTCGCGGATTTTGAATGGCAGCGTGAGAGCGAGTCGTGGCAAGGGGCATGAAATCGCTGTAAAGCTAGGCTTAAAGGAGCAGCCCAATGGCAACCAGTAAAAAAGGCAGCCGCATTTTGCGCGTGTTTAAGGCTTTGGAAGCGCATCCGATTATCGGCATCAGCAATAAAGAATTAGCAGAAGGTTTGGGCTTGTCGGCGGTGCATGTGAGCCGCGATTTGGAAGACTTAATTGCCGAGGGGCTGGTTACCAAATTGGATAACGGCAACTTTGCTTACAGCGTGAAAACGCTGCAAATCGCCGAGCGGTTTCGCCAGCAGCAGGAACGGCTGCAAAGCAGGATTGCCGAGATTGGCAGACGGGTTGAGATTGATTAACGGATTTTGAAAAGTCCTGACGTAAGGACTTTTGGAGAAAAAAATGAATGAAGTTGAAGTAATGGATAAAGAAGCGGTAACAGCCAATCAGAATTTTCAGGCTGCTCATAGCTTAATGGTTATGGAGCAATGGGGAAATGGAGAGATTTATAACGAGGAGCGCTGGATTGAGCGGGGGCGGCAGGCGATGCGTAAAACGGTGGAAGGGATGTTTGAGCTGGGCTGCGCGTTGATTGTGTTGAAGGAGCATACCGAGCACGGGCGATTTCTTGGCATTGTGAAAGAGCAATTTGGCATTGGTAAAAACGAAGCGGCGCGCCTAATGGCTGCCACCCAGCGTTTTGCCACCCCGCAAATGCAAAAAGCCGCGCCTAAGTTGATGGATTTGGGCAAGTCCAAACTGCTGGAACTGTTGGTAGAGGAAGACGTTACCTTAATCGGGCTGGCGGAAGGCGAGGAAGTGAACGGCATGACGCTGGACGATGTGGACAGGATGACGGTGCGCGAGCTGCGCTTGGCGCTGCGCGAGAGCCGCGAGGACGCGAAAGCTAAAGACGAGGTGTTGGCGGGCAAAAACGCCAAGATTGATGAGCTGGCGGAGAAGCTGGAAAAGGCGAAAAAGAAAGGCGGCGTGAGAGAGCCTAGCCCTGCCGATGTGGGCAATGAATTGAATATGGCGGTGGGCGCAAAAGAGGTGGCAATTCGCAGCCAGCTGGCGCAATTGGGGGATTATTTCGCGCAGATGGCGGCGCACGAGCAGGCGCATGGTTTGTCGCATCAGGCGCGGATGGTGGGGGTGCTGAACCAAATCATTATGGATTGCCAGCATCTGCGCGACCAATATGGGCTGCCTGAAAACACGGGCGATGACGGTGTGCCTGAATGGTTGCAGCCTGAAAGCGAGTAGCCACGATGAATGCGGTATTGAACGAGCGTTTACGCGCTATTGCCGCGCAGCTGGACACTTTGCCGCGCGGCGGCAAAACCGAGTTTATTCGGGCGCAGGCAGCCAAGCTAAATATGAGCGCGGCGACGCTATACAAGGAGCTTGACCGTGTGATGGTGAAACCTTCGCGCAAGCGCCGCGCCGATGCAGGAAAAACGGCGTTGAGCGAGCGCGATGCGCAGATGATTTCCGCGCTGCTGATGGAAACCATGCGCAAGAACGGTAAGCGGTTGATGACCGTGGAAAGGGCGGTGGAGATGTTAATTGCCAATAAAGAGATTGACCCTGTGCGCATAGACAGGGAAACGGGCGAAGTGAGCACGCTGTCGGTAAGCACGATTACACGCGGATTGCGCAAATACAAGCTGCACCCCGACCAGCTGTTGCAGCCTGCGCCTGTAACCCGATTGCAAAGCCTGCACCCGAACCATGTGTGGCAGATTGATGCGAGTGTGTGCGTGTTGTTTTACCTGCCGCGCACGGGCAAGGACACTGGGCTGCGGATTATGCGCTCGGACGAGTTTTACAAAAACAAGCCGAAAAACGTGGTGAGCATTGAGCAAGACCGCGTGTGGCGGTATGTGGTTACCGACCATTGTTCAGGCTGCCTGTTTGTTTGGTATGTGTTTGGCGGCGAGAACAGCGAAAACTTGTGCGAAACCTTTATCCAAGCGATGCAACCCAAGGCGGATAGGTTGAAAGACCCGTTTTGCGGCGTACCCAAATGCGTGATGCTTGACCCTGGTTCGGCGAACACGGGACATGGGTTTAAGCACCTGAACAAACAGCTGGGCGTGGAAGTCATCATCAACAAGGTGGGCAATCCGCGTGCCAAGGGGCAGGTGGAAAACGGCAACAACCTAGTAGAAACGCTGTTTGAAAGCAGCCTGAAAATGGTGCAGGTGCATTCTATTGATGAGCTGCAAGCCTATGCCAACCGCTGGATGCGTTATTTCAACAGCGAGCGCAAGCATAGCCGCCACGGCATGAGCCGTTATCAGGCTTGGCAGAAAATTGCCGCCGATGAGCTGTTAATCCCGCCGCCTGCCGATTACTGCCGCGAGCTGGTGTTGAGCATGCCACAGGAGCGCAAAGTGAAAGCGGAATTGGAAATTGAGTTTGAAGGACGGCTGTTTGATGTGAGCAAGGTGCCGTTTGTGTTGGTGGGCGAGAAATTGACGGTTGCCAAAAACCCGTGGAAGCAGTTTTCAGCGCAGGTGCGCTGCTATGACGAGACGGGCAAGGAATACTGGCTGGAAGTGCCCGAAGTGGTACGCAATGCGTTTGGTTTCCGCGAGAACGCCGCCATCATCGGCGAGAGCTATCACGCCCACGCCGATACTGCCGCACAAAGCAACGCCAAAGAGCTGGAAAAACTGGCGATGCAGGCGGATACGCTGGACGAGGCGGCGCAAAAACGCAAAGCCAAAACCCTGCCCTTTGGCGGGCGGATTGACCCCTTTGCCCACCAAGAGCAGGTGTTGGCGCAAAAGCAAAAAATCGGCTACGCGCCTAAGCGCGGGCGGCAGATGGATTACAGACAATCAGGTTTCAATGGAATGGATGTTCAGGCTGCCGTATTGAACAAGGTGGAGTTGGCAAAAATGCTGAAACCGCGCATTGAAGCGCAAGGTGGCGATTGGGCGGCAGCGGCGCAGCGTTTGCAGGAGCTGTATCCCGACGGCGCGGCGGAAAGCGAGCTGGAAGAGGTGTTTAAACGGATTAGCCACGCGCCCAAGCTGCGCTTGTTAACGGGGACGCACGGATGAGAGCCAGCGATGTTTTAAACCAAATCGGCAAAAGCTCGCGCCAAGCGGCGGCGGAAATCGGCATCAGCAAAACCATGCTGCTTAATTTCCTCAACCACGGCAAACCGCCGCAGCGACGCAGCGCAGCCATCTGCCAACAGATTACAGATTATTTCCAACACAAGGGCGTGGACGTTTCAGGCTGCCTGAAAACCGCACCAGCCCAAGATGAATCTAAACCTGAAAAGGACAATGAAATGCTTTTAAGAAAATCGGCTTTATCGCTTGCTACGCGCCAGCACTTCGGCTTAACGCGCGACCCGTTTCATGACGAAATCCGCGCCGCGCAAGATGTGTATTTAACCCCCGATGCGCGCTATGTGCGCGAGGCGATGTTTCAAGTGGCGACGCAGGGCGGCTTTATGGCGGTGGTGGGCGAAAGCGGCGCGGGCAAATCCACCCTGCGCGAAGACCTGCAAGACCGCATTAACCGCGAGAACAAGCCTGTGATTTTGATTGAGCCCTATGTGCTGGCGATGGAAGACAACGACCAGAAAGGCAAAACGCTGAAAGCGGTGCACATTGCCGAAGCGGTGCTGGAAGCGGTGTCGCCCAACACGTCGCCCAAGCGCAGCCCTGAAGCGCGGTTCCGCCAAATCCACAACGCGCTGATTGAAAGCGCGAAGGCGGGCAACAAGCATGTGTTGATTATTGAAGAGGCGCACGGCTTGCCGCTGCCCACGCTGAAACACTTGAAACGCTTTTTTGAACTGAAAAACGGCTTTGAACGGCTGATTGGCATTGTGCTGATTGGGCAGACCGAGCTGGCGCAGAAGCTCTCGGAGAACAATCCGAATGTGCGCGAGGTGGTGCAACGCTGCGAAGTGGTAACGCTGCAACCGCTGACCGATGGCAAGCTGGCGGGCTATTTGAAGCATAAATTTGAACGCGCGGGCGCAGATGCCAGCCAAATCCTAAACGATGATGCGATTGATGCCATTGCCGCACGGCTGACGGTTACATCACGCGCCAGCAAGGGGCTGGAACAGCATAGCCTGCTATATCCGCTGGCGGTAAACAATTTGGTCTCCGCCGCCATGAACGAAGCCGCGCAACTGGGCTTTGACAAGGTGGACGCGGATATTGTGAAGGGGGTGTGAGATGCGACTGTACAAATTAAGTGAATTGCTGTCTGCAATATTTGCCAGCGCGGGGATGTTTTTCTATCTGGGTACGCTGGCGGCGCACAGCGCACAGGCGGCGCCCGCAGCGCCTGCACAGCAGCCTGAAATTGTGGTGTACACCTGCGACAACCTGCACCATGCGCCGCCTGCCAGCCAATACCCCGCCGACCACGCCGCCCGCTACGCGCTGCAACGTTTGCATAACGCCTGCCAAGCACAAAGCGAAGCCTTTGCCCTAGCAAAGCTATGGCAGCAAAACCCCGCCGCCGGCGAAGTGTTAGAACCCCACCCCGAGGAGCAACAGCCATGATCCGCTACACCGTGTACTTACCCAGCCATACCCACGACCCGCTGCCGATTGGTGCGATTGATTACCGCCCCGCCGCCAACCAAGCCGTGTTGCAATTGGACGGCGGCGGAAAGGAAACGTTTTACAGCGTCGCCGCCGCCATGCACAGCGTGCAACGCCGCTACCCCAGCGCATTCTTGGAGGACGGCGAATGAATATCATCAAGGAATACAGCCTAGAAATCCGCATTACGCGGCAAGACGGCAAGCTCGGCTGCGACATTACCAACCACGATGGCGTGTTGCTTTACGGCGCAATGCCCGAATACAGCCACGAAAACGATGCGATTTACGCCGCGCTACATGGCTTAGCAACGGCAAACAACTTTTCAGGCTGCCTAAAAGAAGCGGAGGCAGTATGAAAACCCGTTGCCCCTGCTGCGGCGCGGAAAACAGCCTAGACGCGCTGATTGCCCATGAAGGCGCACGCCAAGCGGTGTGGGCGGCAGCGCAGACAGGCGGCGAAATCGGACGGCTGGCGGTGCAATACATTGCGCTGTTTCGCCCCGCCAAAACCGCGCTGACCTTTGAGCGTATGGCAAAACTGCTGGGCGAGCTGCTGCCAGATATGGAGCGCGGCGCAATCAGCCGAAACAGTTTGGAATATCCCGCGCCGCCCGAAGCATGGATTTATGGTTTCCGTGAGCTGTTATCACGACGCAATGTGGGCAGCCTGAAATTGCCGTTGAAGTCGCATGGGTATTTATATGAAGTCATCAGCGGCTGGCAAGGGCAAGGCTTGCAAACCATGCCTGCCACGCCCGAGCAAAGGCAGCCTGAAAGCAGCCAAACGCTGAACGCGGCGATGACGCTACAGGGACTACGCCGATGAGCCTGCCCAAAATGCCCGATTGGGCGTACAACCAAATGATAGAGGGCTTGCAGAAATTGCTGGTTTTGCGGCTGCAAGGCTCGCCGCCCGCCGACACGATTAGCGCATTAGCGGCGGTGTGGGAAGAAGCCCTAACGCCGATAACGTGGGCGTGGCAGCCTGAAACCGACGGCGAACGCTTGCCCACAGCCTTTCGCCAGCTTATCCGCCAAGCGGAAAAATGGGCACAGCCCGCGCAGCTGATTAAGCAGATACCGCCGCGCAACACGCCAACCGCTGCGCTGCTGCCGAATAAGCAGCCCATCTCCCCCGAGCAGCGCGAAGCCAATCGGCAGCGGCTGCAACAGATTTTGAACCAACTTTTGGAGAGAAAGAAAACATGAAAGACCTTGATTTAAACCAATACCGCCAAGACGCACGGGGCAACCTTGTGCCGATTGCCAATATGAAACCGATTGATTTGGCACGCGATGATTTTATCCGCGAAGCCTTTGCTCAAATTCTGCCGCTGCGCGAGCAAATGGCGGAACTTAAAGCGCAGCAAATGGCAGATGCCAACGCCTTTATTGATTTGAGCGTGGAGCAGTACGGCGCGAAGCGCAGCGTGAAAGGCAACACCATGCTGACCAGTTTTGACGGCAAACAGCGCATTATCATCGCCCAAGCCGATGTGCTGCACTTTGATGAGCGGCTGCAAGCTGCCAAGGCGTTGATTGACGAGTGCCTGAACGAGTGGACGCAGGATAGCCGCGCGGAGTTGAAAACCTTTGTGCTGCAAGCGTTTGATGTGAGCAAGGAAGGCAAAATCAATGTGCGCAAGGTGTTGGAACTTCGCAAGCTGGAAATTAACGATGATAAGTGGAAACGCGCCATGCAGGCGATTGCCGATAGCCTGCATACGCAAGCCACGCGTGAATATATCCGCTACTACCAGCGCAATGAAGAGACGGGGAAGTATGAACAAGTGGTGTTGGATTTTGCTGGTGTTTAACTCTTTAACTTTAAAAGGAAAATAATATGAACCTGAACTACACTCAAACCGAATGGCTGAAAAACGCCAGCAAAGAAGAAAAAATCGCATTTGTTATCAAAGGCGAGCTAGAAATTTGTACTGCGTTTGATTTTGAAAATGATAAGCGCAAATACGCTCCATTTGCCCGAGATGTAGGTATCGGCGGCTATTTTGATACCCCCGAAGCAGCCAAACAATACGGCGAAAAATGGCTTGCCGAACATCGAAGCAATCCAAATCTACCCATCCTAGATGAAGAAGCACTTGGTATTGCAACAACCAATCAAGATTTGGCAGCGCAGTTCGCTGAAAAGCATTTCCACCTTGTGAAAATTATCCACCTTGCCGCGCAGAATGATGACCTATGCGATGATTTGGAAGAGTTTATAGAAGAAATGGATGTGAGCGACGCAGAAATTTTCCCTTTGCCGCCAAAACAAGCAGCTTATTTGCGAGACATGGTAAAAGATGATGAGCGTGATGAGATTTATCCATTGTTGTGCGATAACGGACTACATGGCTGGCTTGTTTTGATAGAGCAGCCAGTTATTACCGATGGCACGCCTGATTGTTACTCATCCAGTTGGGGCTATACCTACTATAAATGGCTATATGCGGAGAGCTACGAGGGCGTATTGAAAAAAGCGCAAGAGTGGTCAGAGCAAACAGCCAAAAATGATTTTGAGAAAATTCAGGCAAAAGTTCAGGCAGCCTGAAAACCGAAACCCGCAACGGCGGAGCGGCAAATCCGCCCCTTTTAAAACTTTACCAACAGGAGTAACACCATGAATAAATCCGAACTCATCAAACAAATCGCCGACCGCGCGGGGCTGTCGCAAGCCCAAGCGGGCAACGCGGTGGACGCATTCTGCGCCAGCGTGATTGATGCGCTCTCGCAGGGCGGCGAAGTAGCCATCATCGGCTTTGGCACGTTTAAAACCAGCGACCGCGCCGAGCGCATGGGGCGCAACCCGCAAACAGGCGAAGCGGTGCTGATTCCCGCCAGCCGCGTGCCCAAATTCAGCGCGGGCAAGGCGTTGAAAGACGCGGTTAAATAAACCATAGGCAGCCTGAAACGCATTTCCGCTTTTCAGGCTGCCTTTTTAGGAGCAATACCATGACAAGCGATAAAATCAAACCGCGCTTAATCCGCTTAATCCACATCGCCAAGCAGCAAGTGGGCATGAGCGACAACGACTACCGCGCCCTGCTGGCGAATGTGTCGCGCGGCAAAACCAGCAGCAAGGATTTGACCGCAGAGCAACTGGAAACCGTGCTGCGCCACATGAAAGCGCAGGGCTTTGTGGTGGCGGTGCAAACGCCCGATGGGCGCGAGTCGTATCGGAATATATCCGACCAGCAGCAAAAAATCCGCTCGCTGTGGTTGGAATTGCACGAAGCGGGCGCGGTGCGGGTGACGGCGGAGAGCGCAATGTTTGCCTTTTGCCAAAAACACGGCGGCGAAAAGTGGCATAAAGATGCCGATGCCATGCGCGATATTATTGAGCGGTTAAAAAAATGGCGAGACCGTGCGACATAAGGTTTTTGGGGCAGCTTTTCAGGCTGCCTTTGTTGTTTTATAATATTGATATTATTATGATTTTTGTAACAACGTTTCAAAAATGAAAGGACTCGCATGGCAGACAGCCGCATTCCCGAGCTGATTGCTGATTTGGAAGACCAAGCCACCGCCTGCCTGCTGGCAAGCGTGCCGCACATCAACCGCCCGACCGCCGTGCAAATCAGCAAAAAGCTCGCTCGCTATCTCACCGACAACTGGCGCGGGCAGATTATCTATTTCCCCAAAAACACAGGCGGCGAGCTGGACGAGCGCGACAAGCAGATTTGGGCGGAATTTGACGGCAAAAACCACCAGCAGCTGGCGAAAAAATACAACCTCGCCACCCAGCAAATTTATCAAATCATCAAGCGCGCCCGATCTGCCGATTTGCAAGCACGGCAAAGGAGCATTTTTGATGATTAACCCCAGCACCAAACCACGGCGCGTTTGCCCACGCGCCGATTTTTTTCGCCTGCCATCTCGCCTTTAATCCAAAAATAGCAAATAGACCAAAATAGACCACCCCAGTAGCGCGATACGCCGTCCAAACGTGCGTTTGCCTATCCCGCGCCGCAAACGCGCTAAAAACGCAAAGCAGGGGCAAAAACCAGCAGCCTATTTTTAGGCTGCTTTTTTAGTCTGTTTTTTTAACGGGCATTAAAAGTTTTTCAGGCTGCCCATCCGCATAATCCGCCCAACCCATTTTGAGACAGAGCCATGCGCCATGAAATCTTCCGCGCTGGCACTCGCACGGACAACAGCGGGCGCACGATAACGATTACCCCCGAGCAGGTTGCCGCGATTGCCAGCCACTATTCCCCCGACAAACACGAAGCCCCGATTGTGGTCGGGCATCCCAGCACCAACGCCCCCGCCTATGGCTGGGTAGGCAGCCTGAAAGCCGAAAATGGCACGCTGTATGCCGACTTTGCGCAGGTGGACGACGATTTTGCCGAGCTGGTGCGCAAGGGACGCTACAAAAAAGTTTCCGCCAGCTTCTATCCGCCGAACCACCCGAGCAACCCGCAGCCTGAAAACTGGTATCTGCGCCATGTCGGCTTTTTGGGTGCTCATCCGCCTGCAGTTAAAGGATTGGCGGCGATTAACTTTGCCGACGATGAAGACGGCGTGGTTTCTTTTGGCGAGAGCGACTGGCTGCTGGCGCGGATGCTGCGCAATTTGCGCGAGTGGCTGATTGGCAAAGACGGCATCGAAGCCGCCGACCGCGTGCTGCCCGACTGGCAGATTGAAGCCGTTGCGCCGCCTGTGCCCGAGCCTGAAGCCGAGCCTAATTTTTCCGAACCCCCTGCAAAGGACGACACTATGACCCCTGAACAACAACTGGAAGCCGAGCGCGCCGCGCGGGAAAAAGCCGAAGCCGACGCCAAGCAAGCCCGCGAAGAGTTGGCGAAACTGCAAGCCGAGCAAGAGCAAGCCCTGCGCGATGCTGTGCACCAGCAAAACGCCGATTTTGCCGAAGGCTTGGTTAAAGCAGGCAGCCTGAAACCTGCCGATAAAGATTTAATCGTTGCCGTGCTGGATTGTGCCGATTATCCCGACACTGCGCCCGCCGATTTTGGCGAGGGCAAAAAGCTGTCGGACGCGCTCAAAGACTTTTTGCGCGGCGGCGCGCCGATTGTGGCAGCAGGCGAAATTGCTACCACCGAACGCGTAGGCAGCCCGAAAACAATCGGCAGCAGCGACTTTGGCGAATACGCCGACCCCGACGCGCAAAGCCACCACCAGCGCGCCCTAGCGTTGGCAAAGCAAGAAAACATCCCCTATGAAGAAGCGGCGCGCCGCACCATCAATGCTTAAAAGGAAGCCCCCATGACTACACATTTACGCAACCTGCGCGGGCAGATTGACCCCGTCTTAACCAACCTTGCGCTGGGCTACAAGCAAGCCGAGTTTATCGGCGAGAAGCTGATGCCCGTGGTGTTTACCGACAAAGAAGGCGTGAAAGTCCCCAAATTCGGCAAAGGCTCGTTTGTGGAGCACGCCACTGAACGCGCGGTGGGCGCAGCCAGCAATGTGATTACGCTGGACACGCCGCATTATTTGCCGATTGTGCTGGAAGAGCATGATTTGATGGCGGGCGTGGATTACCGCGAAGCAGCCGAAAGCCTGTTTGACGAGCGCGCCAAAGCCACGCGCCGCGCGGTGCTGGGCGTGCAGCTGCGCCAAGAGTTGGAAACCGCTGCGCTGTTGCAAGCCAAGCAGTCTTACGAGAGCGGGCATTACAAAGACCTGTCCGCCGCCACCCAATGGAGCGATGCCAACGCCAATCCTGTGAAAGACGTGGCAGACGCGAAAGAAACCGTGCGCGCTGCCTGCGGCGTGAAGCCGAATGTGTTGGTGATGGGCGCAAGCGTGGCGCACGCGCTGTCGTACCACCCTGCGCTGCAAGCCCTGCTCGGCAGCGGCGAGCGCAAATTGATTACGCATGAGCTGCTGAAAATCTTGTTTGAAGTGGACGAAGTAGTGATCGGCAATGCTGTGTTCGCGCCTGCGCCGAATAAGCAGACGGGCGATGTGTGGGGCAAATTTGCCGCGCTGATTGTGCGCCCGACCGTGCACAGCTCGGGCAACGACGAAGGCGAGCCTGCCTTTGGCTACACCTTCCGCCGCAAGGGTATGCCCGTAATTGACCGCTTTGAGCAAAACGGCGGCAAAACGGAATACACCCGCTATACCGACATCCGCAAGGTGGCTGCCGTGGGCGGCGCGTGTGGGTTCTTGTTTGACAAGGCTGTTTAATTGATTTTCAGGCTGCCTAGAATGGTTTTAGGCAGCTTTTTTATTGATGTTGAATATTAAAATGACCACAAAAACCTTACTCTTGGTGGACGGCTCGTCCTATCTTTATCGCGCGTTTTACGCCATGACTCATCTTTCTGCGCCTGATGGCACGCCAACCAACGCGGTTTACGGCGTATTGAATATGCTGCGCCGCTTGCGCTCGGAAACACCGCATGATTATTGCGCTTGCGTGTTTGATGCCAAAGGTAAAAATTTTCGCCACACGCTGTTTCCTGACTACAAAGCCACGCGCCCACCTATGCCTGATGATTTGCGACCGCAAGCCGATATGCTGCCTGATTTGGTGGAATTGATGGGCTGGAAAGTATTAAAAATCAGCGATGTAGAAGCGGATGATGTGATTGGTACGCTGGCAAAGCAGGCAGAAAATGCGGATATGCGCGTGATTATATCCACAGGCGATAAAGACATGGCGCAGCTTGTGAGCGAACGCATCACGCTGGTAAATACCATGAAAAATGAAACGCTGGACGAAGCGGGTGTATTCAACAAATTTGGCGTGCATCCCAATCAAATTCGCGATTTTCTCGCGCTGATGGGCGATAAAGTGGACAACGTGCCGGGGGTGGAAAAATGTGGCGAAAAAACGGCAGCAAAATGGTTGGCAGAGTTTGGATCGCTGGAAAATATTATGCAGCGAGCCGACGAATTTAAAGGAAAAATTGGCGAAAATTTGCGCGCCGCTTTGCCGCAGCTGCCGCTGTCGTATGAATTGGTAACGATTAAAACCGATGTGGATTTATCTAGCGAGCTGCCGAATGGCATGGATGATTTGCGGCGCAGCGCACCCAAATGGGCGCAATTGGCGGTGCATTTTCGTGAACTGGGTTTTAAAACATGGTTAAAAGAAGCGGAAAATCAATTATCTAGCCAAGCAAGCGATGATTTGTTTGCCGCGGATGATATAGGCACGCAAGCCGCGTTTAAAGCGCAGAGGCAGCCTGAAATTACCCTCGCGCCTAAACCTGAAAAACTGAATTATCAAGCCATCACTACCCAAACGCAGTTGGATGAATTGCTAAAAAAATTAGCCGCGGCACAGCAAATCGGCTTGGATACAGAAACCACGTCGCTAGACCCCATGCGTGCACAGTTAGTGGGCATCAGCATGGCTTTTACGGCGGGCGATGCGGTGTATATTCCCATTAACCATACCTTTGCCGAGCAGCAATTAAGCTGGGAAACGCTTTCAGTCAGCCTGAAACCGTATTTGGAAAGCAAAACGCTGCGCAAAATTGGGCAAAATTTGAAATACGACCAACACGTTTTTGCCAATCATAGCATTCAGTTGCAAGGCATTGCGGGCGATGCGATGCTGGCGTCGTATGTGCTGGAAAGCCACTTGGGGCATGGTTTGGATGAATTGGCGCAGCGTTGGTTGGGCTTGGAAACGATTACTTATGAAAGCCTGTGCGGCAAAGGCGCGAAGCAAATTTCGTTTGCCGATGTTGCCGTGGAACAAGCCACGGAATACGCTTGCCAAGATGCGGATTTTGCCTTGCGCATTGAAGCGCATTTAAAAGCGCAGATGAGCGGTGAGCAGCGCAAAATGTATGAAGAGATGGAATTGCCTGTGGCGCAGGTATTGTTTCACATGGAACGCAATGGGGTATTGATTGACCGCGCAGAGTTGGCGCAGCAAAGCGCGGAATTGGGCGCAGAATTGTTGAAATTGGAACAGCAAGCCTATGATTTAGCAGGGCAGCCGTTTAATTTGAACTCGCCCAAGCAGTTGCAAGAAATCTTGTTTACCAAATTAGGCATTCCCACCAAAGGGCTGAAAAAAACCAGCACGGGCGGCATATCCACCAACGAAGCGGTGTTGGAACAGCTGGCGATGGATTATCCTTTGCCAAAAATCATCTTACAAAACCGCAGTTTAGCGAAACTCAAATCCACCTACACCGATAAGCTGCCAGAAATGATTAACCCTACCACCCAGCGCGTTCACACCAATTACGCACAAGCGGTGGCGATTACGGGGCGGCTGGCAAGCAATAATCCTAATCTGCAAAATATTCCCATCCGCACCAGCGAGGGGCGACGCGTGCGCCGAGCGTTTATTGCGCCCGAGAATAGCGTGATTGTGTCTGCCGACTATTCACAAATTGAGTTGCGCATCATGGCGCATTTAAGCGGCGATACCACGTTGATTGAAGCGTTTAAAAATGGAGAAGATGTACACCGCCGCACCGCCGCCGAAGTGTTTGGGATGCAGCCTGAAAACATTACGCCCGAGCAACGGCGTTATGCCAAAACGATTAACTTTGGCTTGATCTACGGCATGAGCAGCTATGGTTTGGCGAAATCGTTGGGAATTGATAATGCCTCTGCCGATATGTTTATTAAACGCTATTTTGCGCGTTATACGGGCGTGGCGGATTATATGCAGCGCACCAAAGAGCAGGCGGCAGATTTGGGCTATGTGGAAACGCTGTTTGGGCGGCGGTTGTATCTGCCTGATATTCACGCAAAAAATGCGCAGGCACGCGCAGGAGCGGAACGCGCCGCCATCAATGCGCCAATGCAAGGTACGGCTTCCGATTTAATCAAACGCGCCATGATTGCGGTGGATGATTTCTTACTTTCAGGCAGCCTGAAAACGCGTTTGACCATGCAAGTGCACGATGAATTGGTGTTGGAAGTGCCCAAAAGCGAACAAGAACGGATTGTGCAAAATATCCCTGCGCTGATGGCAAGCGTGGGCAAAGGTGTGCTGGATGTGCCGCTGGTTGCCGAAGTGGGCATCGGCAAAAATTGGGACGACGCGCATTAAACGGCATGCCGATACGCCCTAGCCGCGCAGCAAAAAAGGTATCCCAAACGGATACCTTTTTGTTTTCAGGCTGCCTCAAATCATTTGAGCACCACGCGCGTCCATTGCGCCACCCAATCTTTTTGCTTGCTGTTTACTTGCGCCGCGGGCAGCAACTTGGCATCTTTGGGCGTAGAAGCGTGGGTTGCAATCGGATGCGCTTTCGTTCCTTTCACCGCAGGATAAACCCACATTGAAGTCATCAGCGAATCTTGCACCGCAGGGCTTTGCAAATATTGCACCAGCTTCGCTGCCATTTCAGGCTGCTTGGCTTGGTTTAACACCGCCGCGCCTTCAACCTGCAAATAGCTGCCGCCGTGCAAGAACAAGTTGCCCATATTGGGCGATTTGAGCTTGCCTTCGCTGTAAAACACTTCCGCCGCAGGGCTGGTGGCATAGCCCACGATAATCGGGCGTGAACCGCCGTTGAGTGTAAATTCGGTGTAATACGCTTGCGACCAGCCTTTGGTGATTTTCACGCCATTTTGCCGCATTTGTCCCCACCATTTAAACGCATTTTTTTCGCCTAAACCGCTGATATTGGCTAACAAAAATGCCAAACCTGGGGTGGATGTGGCCGGGTTGGGAACGGCAACCAAGTCTTTGTATTTGGGCTGTGCCAAATCATCCAGTGTTTTAGGCAAAGGCAGGTTGTTTTTGGCAAACCACTGTTTGTCATAGTTTAACGTTACAAAACTAAAATCCACCGCTAATGCGTGTGATAAAGAAACCGATGTTGCTTTGCTTTGCGGTTGTTTCGCTGTCAAAATGCCTGCCGCGTGCGCTTTGGCGGACGAATTGTTATCCAGCCCGAATACCGCATCGGCTAACGGTGATTTTTTACTTAAAATCAATCGGTTCAGCATTTCATTGCCGCTGCCCAGTTTCACAATGGAAACTTTGGCATCGTTTTGCTGCTCAAATTGTGCAATCACGGGTTTGGGCAAATCAAATGAATCGCTCACGGCCAACCGTACTTCTGTTTGCGCCCAAGCGGCGTGGCTTAAAGCGAGCGACAAAGTAAGCACGCTAAAATGAACAAATTTCATGAGTATTCTCCTGTTAAAAATAAAAAACGCCATTTGCACAACACGGCAAATGGCGGTGGGTTTCATAAATCAACATAAACAGTTGTTTTGATTAGTTTCCTACGCCAGTATTACCTGTGTCAGGTTCACGGGTGTTTTCTCAGCCGCTTGCGCAGCACCCCGACTAATTGTGTTTAGGCTGTGAGGCAGCCTGAAAATCATTGTTCAGCGCGTTTTTGATTAAGCGAGAACAACGGGCGCATTCTAGCATAATCTTTCTATCCAGTTAAGAATTGTTAAGCAGACAGCATGGCGAAGCCAGATTTGCTGTTTCAGGCTGCCTTCAAATACGAAAACCGATTTCAACAACCATGCTGAAATCGGTCTGATTGACTATTCAAATATCGGATTATTTTGCCATGCAGTTGGTGTTCACAACGCTGCCGTCCGAGCCGCTAAATTCAAAATAGGCTTCGCGTCCTGCTTTTTCGTGCCACTCGGCAGGGTTGCCATAGAACGCGCTGTTAGACGCATAGCGCACGCCCGATGCCGACATCGCTTGGTTCAACACAGCCGATTTGCCCATGGTGTCCACGGCAAGATTGATTGCGCCGCTGCCGTATTTCACGGTGGCGGTCATGCCGTTGTCGCATTCAAAGCGTTTGGTGCCACCTACTTGGAGCTTCATCGCTTGCTGTTGTTGCATAGACATATTGCCCATTGCGCTATCGCGTGGGTCGTTGTTTGCCGAAGGGTTTTCGCTGCCCGCGCAAGCTGCCAAAGCCAGTGCAGAAACCGCAATCAAGGAAACGTGTTTGATATTCATGGTAAATCTCCATTGGTTGAATATTGCCAAATGGCAACGGCGCGCATCTTACCTGCAAATGCAGCGTTTGGTAATGAGCATTAACCCGCGTTTACACAGCAGCGAAACGCCGCCCGCGCCACCGCATTGCTTTTCACAAAGGATAAAGGCTTGTAGAATGGCTGTTTTTCCCTGCCCAAGCCGATTTCAGGCAGCCTGAAAACCCCTTTTCCTCTTTCTTTATTTTTACGATTACAGAGCCCACACCATGACCGATTACTCCAAAACCGTTAATCTTTACGAATCTCCGTTTCCCATGCGCGGCAACCTTGCCAAACGCGAACCTGCTTGGGTAAAACAATGGCAAGACGAAAAGCGCTATCAAAAACTGCGCCAAATTGCCAAAGGCCGCCCCAAATTCATTCTGCACGACGGCCCGCCTTATGCCAACGGTGACATCCACATCGGACATGCGGTCAATAAAATTTTAAAAGACATCATCATCCGCAGCAAAACGCTGGCGGGTTTTGACGCGCCTTATGTTCCGGGCTGGGATTGCCACGGGCTGCCAATTGAAGTGATGGTGGAAAAACTGCATGGCAAAGATATGCCCGCCAGCCGTTTCCGCGAGCTGTGCCGCGAATATGCTTCCGAGCAAATCGCCCGTCAGAAAAAAGACTTTATCCGCTTGGGCGTGCTAGGCGATTGGGAAAACCCCTATCGCACGATGGACTACAAAACCGAAGCCGACACCGTGCGCATGATTGGCGAGATTTATTCCGCCGGCTATTTGTTCCGCGGCGAAAAACCCGTGCAGTTCTGCTTGGATTGCGGCTCGTCGCTTGCCGAAGCCGAAGTGGAATACAAAGACAAAGTCTCGCCCGCTATTGACGTGGTATATCCCTTTCAAGACGCCGACGCGCTTGCCCAAGCGTTTGGGCAGCCTGAAATTGCAGGCGAAGCCTTTGCCGTGATTTGGACAACCACGCCGTGGACACTGCCCGCCAGCCAAGCCATTTCTGCAGGCGCAGACATCGTTTATCAGCTGATTGACACGCCCAAAGGCAAATTGGTGCTGGCAAAAGATTTGGCGGAAGACGCATTGGCGCGCTACGGTTTTTCAGGCTGCCCCGTGCTGGCGGAAACCACAGGCGCAGCTTTGGAAAACCTGCTTTGCCGCCACCCGTTTTTGGAGCGCGACATCCCCATTTTAAACGGCAGTCACGTTACCACCGATGCGGGTACAGGCTTGGTACACACCGCGCCCGCGCATGGTATGGAAGACTATTTTGTCTGCAAGCAATACGACATCCAGCTCATCAACCCTATTGACGGTGCAGGGCGGTTTGTTAACAGCGTGCCGCGCGTGGCAGGCAAAACCGTGTGGGAAGCCAATCCCATCATTTTGGAATGGCTGGAAGAAAAAGGACGCTTGCTTGCCAGCAGCAAAATTGAACACAGCTACGCCCATTGCTGGCGACACAAAACTCCGCTGATTTACCGCGCCACACCGCAATGGTTTATCGGCATGGACAAAGCGGGCAAAAAAGGCAACACGCTGCGCAACGATGCGCTGCAAGCGGTGGACGACACCGAATTTTTCCCCGCATGGGGGCGCGCCCGCCTGCAAGCGATGATTGAGCAACGCCCCGACTGGGTGGTTTCCCGCCAGCGTTATTGGGGCACGCCGATGGCGTTTTTCGCGCACAAAGAAACAGGGCAACTGCACCCCGATTCTGCCGAATTATTGGAAAAAGTCGCCCAAAAAATTGAAGAAAAAGGCATCAACGCATGGTTTGAATTGGACAAAGCCGACATTCTGCCGCCCGAAGATTGCGAACACTACGACAAACTGCCCGACACCATGGACGTTTGGTTTGATTCGGGCAGCACGCATTATTCCGTGTTGAAACAGCGCGAAGAATTGGCTTGGCCTGCCGATTTGTATTTGGAAGGCAGCGACCAGCATCGCGGTTGGTTTCAATCGTCCATGCTCACAGGCTGCGCCGCGTTCGGGCGCGCGCCGTACAAACAGCTTTTGACGCACGGCTTCGTGGTGGACCAAAACGGGCGCAAAATGTCCAAATCCATTGGCAACGTAGTCGCCCCGCAAGAAGTTTATAACGAATTTGGCGCGGATATTTTGCGCTTGTGGGCAGCGGCAACCGATTATTCGGGCGATTTGGCGATTTCCAAAGAAATCTTAAAGCGCGTTACCGAAAGCTATCGCCGCATTCGCAACACGCTGGCGTTCTTGTTTGCCAATTTGAGCGATTTCAATCCGATTGAAGACGCTGTGCCGCAAGCCGATATGGTGGAAATTGACCGCTACGCGCTGGTGCTGGCGCGGCAGTTGCAAGAGAAATTGGCGGGCGAACATTATCCGCGCTACGCCTTCCACTTTGCCGTGCAAGAGCTGGTGCAGTTCTGCTCGGAAGACTTGGGCGCGTTCTATTTGGATATTCTGAAAGACCGCCTCTATACCACCAAAACCAACAGCCACGCCCGCCGCTCGGCGCAAACCGCGCTGTATCACATCACGCGCAGCTTGGTGTTGCTGATGTCGCCGATTTTGTGTTTCACCGCCGAGGAGGCGTGGGACATCATTGGCGGCGGCGAGGAAGACAGCGTGCTGTATCACACTTGGCACGACTTCCCGCC